TTTTGCAATGTCACCCTGCTAGTAAATTACACTAACATTCATATATAAATTTAAATTGCACCCTAAGAACTAAAAACTTTAACGCGAAGTATATCGCATTAAATAAAAATGAAAAAAGGGTGTTAAACTTAAATAGATATACTACACAGAACAATGTCTGGCCCATGGGGTGCCCATGGGACTATGTTTGAGGAAAAATCTCATCTGATGGAATCACACGAGTGTTATCACCATAGGAGAGAAGTGGTTGGCCGATGAAGAAAAAAACATTAAAATCTTCACCAACAGAAACAAACCGGAGGATACCACGGTTTGCTATAGAAGTGTCACCTGAAAGAAAAATGCCCACGTGAGAGGCAGAATGTGCGCGGAGGTCGGAAGAAACTGACCATATAAATTCACGCGCGTGTGCGAAACGTTGATTTGAGTAGAAAGGAAATTCAACCTCAAGAGAACCATCATAAGTTGATACTGCATGCAATCCGGAAAATCCACTTGTTATAGTTGAAACCATCCGGGTATTGTTATCAGTATCGGCTGTATTATATAATATATTGGTTGAAGGATCTATATCATGAACTTTTTGATTACGACGAACTATCAAATTACCAACGTTTCTTGCTAAAAACTTAGAGCGCAAACCCCCTCTCCAACCTACAAAGGTTGGAACTATCCAATTTAAGGGGGTAACTGCACATAAGTTTGCAGCTCCTGAAGGACCAGTATGTCGATACTCATCACTTCCTGCACCAGGAAGAAATCCCGAGTAATATGGGAAATTATACTCTTGCCACCAAAAATCGCGGTCTGAGCCACTGTTCATGGCACCAAAGCAAGAGTGAAAGCAATACCTCTTCAAAATAGAACGAAGAGATACAATGCTTTCTCCCATATAAGAATGTGTTGAAGGATCAACGTACCCAATTTTGTGCCCTACAGAAGGAATGGAATAGGACAATGTCATAGTACCAACATTGGCTTCTTCTTCGAATCCTGACTGTGGTGTATAGCACAGGCTAGATATGCCTAAATCAGTGGGGTCTGCTACTTCAAAATCATCCCCGGCGCACGCAAACATATTAACGTACACCGCTTGAGAAATCGTAGGGTCAGGAGCGGTCAAAGCATTGACAATGGTCAACGTGACCGTACCGTTATGGTATGCTGGATCAAATGTTGCACCGCTAAACAAAGTAGCAGTGCGAGGGTTGGAATACCAAGCAAGGTCGTTCCTTAAACAACCTTTGGAGGCATTCCAGGAAACCTCAAACTCAAAGTCTCGCTGGCTAGCCAAATCAATAATACGTGTATAACTTTGGTTGTACCCAGGTTCAGAAGGGGAGGTGCAAGGATCATAATGCACTCGCAATCTCCCCCTATGCAAAGCAGAAGCAACTATTTGAAACCGATACTTCATGCTACCTTTCCAATGATTGAAGAGAGCAGCAATAGTACAACACGGAAGATTAATAATAGTTGTTGCTGCAGCGCCTGAAGTCGAATTGGGAACATACAACAATGGATTAACAAGAATTGTCGCAAGTACTGTACCGTCTGTTTGGGTCGGAGACCACTCGGCAGTGCGTATAAATGCGTACCGTGTGGCAATACTGGATATCAATAACTCATCGTCTCCAGCCAAACCGGTAGTGCGAGGATCAATACTCAACTCTTGCTTAGAATCCAGCGATAGTTTAACAACTGCCTCAGATTGATCTACATTAGCCATATTGCCATTTCCAAAGTGCTTAATACGACAAATTGGTTCAATAACTGTAGGACGAGCAAATCCAAAGGAAGACGCTAAACTAGAAAGCATAGAAGCCATGATTTCAGTAGAACGAGCATACTTTCCAATGACAGGAACACGGGACAAAAGACCAGATGCCTTAGCTATTGTTGAAGCTATTGCGCTGGGTTTGTTATCATACTCATCACCGGATTGAATAGTATACGAAGCATAATCCCTTTGTGTTGGAGCAGCAAGATTAGCATCATCCAACCACGCAAATACTGTTATTTGCACAGCTCCCGAAGAAGCGTTGGAGTGACGCAAATTGTTAAATGAGCGCAAAACTAACCTGCCCATCTTACTAACATTGCTTCCAGTTAAATCGATCCAATTGTCAGGAGAGAAAAAAGGAAGTATCATCTCTCCAGCCTCACTGGAAGTGGGATTGAGAAATATAAAAGGCTTCATAGACATTTCACACGTTTTAGCATCTGTATCAGTCGCTTGTTTCATTGTATACGTGCTAGAATACTCTCGCGGATAATACGAAGCCATAGCCATACCATAGAGGAAAGGGTTACCGTTCATAACAATTCTCACATGGAGTTTACCATGCAACAAACGGTATCCCTCAATTCGCTTTTTTAGATAAGCGTTATCTACCACAAGCGACCACGGATCAATAGTAGTACTAAAAGATCCGGCAGCGGTTGTCCAATTTATTTCTGCTACCTTAATTGGTCGAGCGCAGAAAGCCCCCAAGGTCGCATCCTCGCTAGACCCATATAAAAACGTGGGGTCCAACTCAGATTTGGGGGCTAAAGAAATGTCGGCCAATTGTTGCGAAAACGCAACGTTCTGTTCCACCGAAGTGGTTTTAGTAGAGGTTTGGTTGATACTTATGCATTATTTAAACCCGTCAGTGGTGGCATAACACCAAAGCGGGGCGAAACTTTAGTGGTTGACGAAACCCTCCTAAATAGGAGTAACCATTACAGTTGTCTACAATTCGCAAGCGTCATTTACAACAATAAGTTTCAAAATGTTATAAATGCCGTAATCAATACGAAAGGGAGGATTTGAATTTAGTGTGCATTCCACAACGCACAGAGGGATGCCTAGAGTGGCCCAAACTTGCCGTAAAGTACTAGAGTCGAACGGCTGACTAGCAGTTTAAAGCCTTACCGGGCAAAATTTGCCGTAAAGTACTAGAGTCGAACGGCTGACTGGCAGTTTAACGCCTTACCGGGCAAAATGATCATATCGCTGATCGAGGCGGGACTATTTAGAGCCTAACCGGGGCTTTTATCATGGAGCTTTGCTAGCCGATCATTAAAGCTCAATTGTAAAGAAGGGGAAAAAATACTTGATTTTTCAGCAACAGCAATCAACTTCGCTCGGCGATCTTCATAAACCTCCGGACCATGGAAAAACCATTCATGTAACGCACTATCCATTGTGGCAGCAGCTTGTACCGCTGGCAAAACGGACTTTGATTTCAAAATGCAATACAAGGACTTCATTATAGAGTCTTCACATAAAAGTCCGACCTCATGGCCTAAAGGGGAGAAGAATGAACTCTTCCGCTTAAGGAAATCGACCTCCTTAAAGGACACGTACGGTAAAGCATCAATAGCTTCCTTATCAGGCGGCGTAAATTTAATATCCATTTTTGCAAGTTCGGACTGCACTGTAAGAAAATTAAATTTCGGACAGTCGTGATGAACTCCACCGACAACATCATCTCCATAAGTGGTAATCGCAACGTAATCCCGGAAAGTAGATCTCTCGGGATACAATGTAAAAAAAACACACCGAAAATACAATGCATTACAAATGGAGTTAATATAAACAGTTAAATTCTGCCCAGAAGGATTAGATCCTAATAACTCCAACAAATCACCATTATAAGCCATCAAAGGACACGCAATGTCAGTAGCTAGTCCCAGCATAACTGTGATATCTTGTTCGGAGTAACCTCCAAGCATTTTGGCGATTTCTATCATTATGCTAAAGCTAGCTAAAGTAAATTGTACGGGCATTCGCGTGTCGTAAGCGCTATAATCGCCTGCTACAAAATGACTATCACCAAATTTCCGAAGATGCCGCATTAGTTGATCCCATTCATTCGAATGGGCGTTTATACCTACTGCACACTCAGAACATATGGGAAGCAGCGACATAACTCGTGCAACAGGAAGAAAATATTGACGAACTAAAATCTGCAAGGATATGGGGGCAGCTTGAAACACTCTAACTTTTTCGCTATCCTTTCTCTTAACTTCATCTTTAAGGCAAGCCTGGAAAACGGGATAAGCGCGAAGTCCAGTCTTATACTTCTGCAAATCAATATAATACTGCTCCCATATTTCCGGAGTAAAATCAACGTTAACTGCATTGTCACCTTCACATGGGACAAAGTACTCACTCTTCGGGGAATTCAAAGGATAGCCCATAGAAGTGTTTGCCTTCATTCTATCAATAAACCTCAAACCGTCTATGCCATTAATCGTAGCAGACGCGTCTAGAGGCGAAAGTGGAGTGGCATCCTTAATTGAAGCCAAATGTGCAGGAAAAGGGGACAAAT